ACACAAGGCATAGATGGGACAAGGGTAATATGGAGGGATACAAAGGAGCTATAGTTTTTCAGTCTTTTTAAGCTCCTGTAATATCTCTTCTTTATCAAAAAGAAACTTATTGCCTATTTTTCTTTTTAGTTTTAATAAAAAGCCTTTTTTAAGATAACGCCTATAAGTAGCTTCACTTATTTTCAAAAGCTTCATTACTCCTTCTCTAGTTAAGATATTGTCCCAATTTACCACAGGTTTGATTTAACATAATAGAATTGCCTTTCTAATATAGGCTTATAGAGTTTATAGGTTTTTATTGGAATATAAAAAACACAGTTTGGATTTTGGCAAAGATGGAATTGATTGGAAGAGTGAATTAAAACATCTCCATCTTTATAGACTTTCTTGAAAACAACTTCTTTTTGATGACAATAAGGACAGTAACAGTCGGTATTATTGTTTTTTTTCATTTATTCCTAATAAACTAACTGCTTTTTGCTTATAGTATTTTATCATACCAGAAATCAATTCTTCCGCTTGGTCAAGATTTTCAACGGCTTCAATATTATGAGTTTGAGGGAAAAACATAAAGACGGGATAAAATGGTCTTGGTTGCTGAACAAATCCTTGACTTCTACTATACTCATCTTCTACCTTGAAAGTTCCAAGCTGGACGATTGTTCTTTTTTTATCTCCGATATGAGTTTGCTCAACTGCTCCTAAATGTTTATCACCAGTAATAATAACATCACTATCATCACCCGCCAATCGTAATGCTTGTTTGCCGGCATGAGTATAGTTAAATTGACTGTTTAATCTTGCTATCCTGTGCCAAAGTCTAACTTTAAATTGATCATCATCTATATTTAATCTTAAAGCACCACCACCTTTAAGAAGTGGAATATTTAAGTCTTCAGTTAACCAGCGGTAAATATCTATCCCAACTGCCCCAGTCCACTCATCGTGATTTCCCGAGACAACTGCCAATATCTTATTCTCATATTCCTTAAAAAAAGACCGAGCTACTGCCCATTGGTCTGTCGGTTGAATAACATCATCTTTCATTGCTGTCGGGTGCTTAATAGGTGAAAAGTTATCAGCCAAATCTCCAACTAAAACTGTATAGATAGGATTGTTTTTAATAAAATCAAAGTGTTTTTTAAGTGATTGATAATCAACTCCTTCTGCTCCGATGTGTAAATCGGATAAAGGCATAAGCATAAACGGTAGTCCCCGTGTTTGAACCTTAATCTCCACCTCATCTCTCCATAACTCTTTTTGTCTTGTGGCTTCGGATAGTTGGTGTAAAGAAGAAAGTTGTTCGGATAAAGAAGGAGATTGAGGCTGTGGTGGTTTTTCAATAATAGGCGGTCTATTTTTTTCCATAAAATATTTTTTGAAATGATAACTCGTCCCAATATTTATGACAATCTTCGCATAGCCCAACGGCATTTTCTCGTGTATCTTTACCCTTCATTCTTTGAGGTATGATGTGATGGATTTGGAGCTTGCTAACTTTTTTACCGCACCAATCACATCTTCCCCCCTGTTCTTTTCTCACCTGCTCTTTCAATTCTTTAGAAAAGGCTAAAAGACTGATGCTGTATAAGCCAAAAGCTATAATCCCAGCCTCTAAAATTGGCTTTAGCCTTTCTTTCACAATAACTTGCCTTCTTGAAATATATAAACTTTATGACCTAAATCGTTTGTATGAGAATAAGCGGTCTGCTCGGCAACTATTCTTTCTATCTGTTTGTTTAATCCAGAGGATTCGTAGATAAATCTTCCCTCATCTTGACAGTAGACGGTAAAATATGGCTTTTTAAGTTGTTCTTTCGGTCTTGGCTTAAAATGTTCAACCATTTTTATTTTTGAACAAACTTAGATGCCACATTCCCAGAAACATATATTCCAGCAACAACCATAACAAAATCCGTCCACTCTTTTGAGGTTAGTTTTCCTGTCAAAACCAAGACAAAAGAAAGAGTGGTTAATAACAATGAAAAAAGAAACTTACGGCTTAACAATGGTGATTTTTCCATATTTATTTATTTAACTTTTAATTCTAAAAGCCTTTTTTCAGCCTCTTGCTTATTAGTAAAATATTCTCTAACATCGGTCAATCCTTTTTGGTTATGATTTTTATAAACCACCCAAAAACCAAATTTTTTATTCTCTTTTATCCCTGTTATCATGGTTATCTAACTTTAAATATATTAGCAACGACATCTTTTACAAGGGTAAAGGCTAAAGCAAAGATACTTCCTAAAATAGTAACAACTACCCCCATCCTTGCCTCAAACCCTTCAATCCATTTATCGTGTTCTTCTACCTTCTCAACCAACCCAATATTACCATTTCCTTTTAACAATTCTTTTATTTCAGTAATATTATTGTCAAAGCGGTCTTCTAAGCGTTTAAAACGCTCTTCCATATAATTTAGAAAATATGGTGGTAGTTTATCTTTTATCATACGCCTTTTACAACTTTTTGCCAGATGTCAACTAACATTTTTTTTACTGGCGATTTATAACCATCTAATTTTGTTTGTAAAGTTTTGATTTGTTTTTGATAGTTAATCTCTTTTATCCCCCAGTCTTTTTTGGCGTTCTCATAGTCAAGTTTAAGTTGGTTTAGCTCTTGTGTTAATGTTAGCAAATCAGAATTGCTATTGCTATTCTGGGTAGTAATTTCCTCTATCTTGTCCTGACAATCTTTTAATTGACCTCGTAGATTTTTATTCTCATCGTTAATAGCCGTATTTTTAGCATTTAAGTCTGATATCTGCTGATTAAGATTGGCAATGGCGTTCTCTAACTCCTGATATTTTGATTTATCTACAAACTCCCCGTCAATAACCCGCTTCCAAGTGGCAACACAAACCTTAATACTTTCTTTGTTGTTAAGGTCAATTCCAAGATAATAGTCGCCAGTTTCTTTAGCAGGAGTTCCCTTATACCAAGCATAAGCATAGATTATCTTTTTAGGTTCTACGCCCCAAGAGGTTATTCTTTTTACTGCTCCGTCCCAAGGGTCAGCCAAAATAAAGTCATCGCCGTCATAATCAACAGCCAAGACCCAATGTTCATCTAATTGTGCGGTTGATGGAATTGCGTCTATTTGGAGGACAACAGGATAACCCTCATCTATTCTTGATCTGATAAAATCCATCTGGGTTTTAGTAAGAGGGTCGGGAGTTAAGACTTGTCCCTGATAGGTTATATCAGGATAGATTTTAGTCAATGCCCCCCAGACATATAGGTTGCCGTCCTGATAGCCACCGTTTGCTTTTAGTTTTTCATTAAGAGTGTCTGGTGTCTCATCGTGTCCAAAATATACGCATAGCATTGCTATATCGGTCAAAAGACAACCATAAGCACCAATAGTGCCTTTTGTCCCAAGCGTCTTGTTTTTCCACCTCTCATCATTTTGACTGTATATTTTCGGTAAATTTATTTTCATAGGTTAAAGTTGTTTCTTCTCTTTTAATAGGTTATAATTCTGCTTCAGCAGTCCATTGAACTGTTAAAGTATTCCCTACTGTGATTAAAGTATTGTTCACATAAGCATTAAAACATCAGAACTATCAATTTTAGCAACATCTCTTGCCGTCACACCGCTATCCTTCTGTTGAATTGCTGTATTATTAACAAGCGGAGTATTAAATTGCTGTCCTGCTAAATTACTATCACCAATTTCTAAAATATCAGAAGAATTAACTTTTGCGACCCTTCTTGCCTCTGACTGGTTTCTTGATAATTGTGGGTCTTTGAAGCCGTTTCCTTCCGAAGCTTTGAGGATAATAAAGTCAAGGTTTGCTTTTAACGTATCGTAATTAGGCGAACCCTGATAAGAACTTATGTCAATTCCTTTAATCATAGGTTTTTAATTATTGATAATGATTTTATTCATTTTTTATAAGCCTAACTTAACTATACTATCTTTTTACAAAAAGTCAATGTTTTTATTTAGTTAATTTCATAATTGCTTAATACTCGCTTTTTTTAAGGCTATCCCGACCTTCCTTTCAGACTTATCATGACTTTCCATATTGCCATAAGTAGGCAGTTACATTCCTATCCCCTGTAATTGTCTACTCATGAAATATATTGAAATCTTTTTAATTCTTGCTTTGGCACTGATACTGACAATCTTTACTGAACTTTTTACTCTGGCTTTAGATGTTAAGGTTTTTGTCTTAAAATTAACAACCCTGGTCAAAACCGAAACTGTCTTATCAATAACAACCAATATTCTAGCCTTTGCAGTAACATTCTTATCGTTTCCTGCACTTTTGACCCTAGACTTAGCACTGACCGTATTTTGAAGTGAAATCTGTTTAACCCTTGCTAATACACCCACTGTCTTCGTCTTGGTATCTTTGATTCGTGCCAGAGATGAAATGGTTTTAGTCAATCCTGACAACAATATTCTTGACTTAGAACTGACTGTCTTTGTTATATCAAGTTTTTTGACTCTAGCCTTAGTCTGTACAGTTTTACTTATCAGGTATTCAACTGTGGCCTTTGACGTTACAATTCTGGTAACAACCAATAGCGTTCTTGATTTGGCACTGACTGTTTTTGTTCTTTCTACCTTAATCCTTGCTTTTGCAGTAACGGAAACCGTATAGCTGATAACTTGTAACTGAATTGCAGCCTTGGCACTTACTGTCTTTGTAATACTTACCCACTTAACCCTAGCCTTTGCATCTACAGTCTTTGTAATTACATATTCAACCGCAGCTTTAACTGTAACTGTTTTTTCTACTGACAATTTTTTAACTCTTGCAAGAGCCGAAACACCAGAATTCGTTACCGTTTTCTTAATTCTTGCTTTCGCAGATACTGTTTTAATCAGACCTGTGGACAAAACCCTGGCTTTTACGGTAACCGTTTTTGTAGCCTGATTTTTTACTCTTGCTTTGGAAGTAACAGTCAGTGTCAATAACTTTAATACTCTCGCCTTTACTGTTACGGTTTTTTCAACAAGATAATTTACATTTGCTTTAGCAGTCACCGATTGAGTAATTATTTTTTTAATTCTTGCCTTGACGGTAACAGTCTTCTCAATTAAATACTCAACATTGGCTTTAACAGTAATAGTCTTAGTTACACTTAATTTCTTAATTCTTGATTTCACAGTTACGGTTTTAGTCAAATCAATCTGTTTTATCCTCGCTTTAGCCAAAACTGATTTTATTATTCCAGAAGTTTTTATCCTCGCTTTAGCTTGAATAGTCCTATCAATACTCTTTTTGATTCTTGATTTTGAATCAATAGTGACTGATACAACTTTTTTAATACGAGCCTTTGCAGAAATTGTTTTAGTTATTGAAACCAATTTAACCTGTGCTTTTGACGATACTGTTTTAGTTACTGCCAATTTCTTTATTCGTACTTTAACCTGAACAGTTTTATTAACACCGACTGACAATATCCTTGCCTTGACAGATATGGTCTTTACAAATTCTTTTTTTATTCGTGCTTTTGCATTTATTGTCTGTTCATAAGTAACGCCGTTGATTATATTTGCTAAACAAGAAATTGTATTAGTTACGTCAACATATTTAACTCTTGCCTTTGCTTGTATACTTTGTCCAATACCAAGTTTTTTAACTCTAGATTTTACCTGTAATGTATTTGTAACATTAAGTTTCTTTATATCAGCCTTTACGCTAACTGTTTTTGTTACTCCTGAAGCTTTAATTCGTGCTTTGCTTTGAACCGTAGATGTTTTCCCAACCTTTAATCTTGCCTTAGCAGAAATATTCGCAGTTACTACTTTTTTAATTCTTGCTTTTGCACTAATACTTTTTGTTACATTAATAAATTTAACTCTTGCCTTTGCCTGAACTGTTTTTGTTGAATAGTTTTTAATTCTTGCTTTAACCTGTACAGTTTTTGTAATACTAGGTTTTTTAATCCTTGATTTGCTTGAAACTGTTTCTATTATCCCAGACGATTTTATCCTTGCTTTTGCTGAAACTGTTTTTGTGATACCTATCTTTTTAATTCTACTTTTGGCAGTTGTCGTTTTTGTATTAAGTATTTTTATTCTTGACTTAGCAGATACAGTATTGGTTCTATTAAAAACAATTCTTGCCTTAGAACTAACTGTTTTTGTAATTGCTAACTGTTTTACTCGTCCTTTAGAACTAACTGTTTTAGTAACACCAAGACCTTTAATACGAGCTTTGACAGTAACAGTAACAGTATTTGTAGTTGCAGCCGTCGGGGTATAGTCAATCATTACATACGCATCATTAATCTGCTCTTTAACACCGCCTGACGAACCTGACTGCACACCACCTATTTCCATTTGGTTAAGCAAGGTAATGGTTGGACTTGAAATAAATCCAGTTGCGAAAAGGGCGGCCGATGAAGGCAAGGTGATTGTGGTATCGGTATCTGTACTGTTATATCTATGTCTTACTTTATATGTCTTTGCCGAGCCTGTCCCTGACTTTTGCACAATGACTACACCATAGGCCGAATTTATTGTATCTGATGCTCCAACAACATCTGTGCCGAAATTAGTCTGAGTTGAATCAACAGGAGACAAAATTTCGGTCTGGGCGTTTGTAGTTCCGTTATTCAAGGATACCACTACATTTGTCGTATCAGTTGGAACATCGTTTAAGTAAGGAGGTGTCCCATATTTTGTCCATGCGTCATATGTTGGCGTTCCAACCTTAACAGAACGACAAATCACTTTACCTGGTCCAGGATACCCAGTCATGTCCTCAACAACATCAGACCAACGAAGGTTTTGACTTGCCGTTCTTGGGCCATAGACAACACCAGTCATTACCGAACCACCACCTGTAGTCAAGTTACTGTAGGTATCGGTTTCAACCAACGTGCCACTTGAATTATAGAGTTTGATTTCAAAAACCCCTGCACCTGAACTAGACGCTTTGGCATGAACCTGCAACATAAACCATGCGTTTGTAGGTATGGCGTTAGTTGATGTACCAAGCAACGTACCCGAAGAACTACCGTTTATGGCCTTCAAAAGTCCACCAGACGTACATTGGATGGTAAATACTCCAGCGTTTCCGTTAATAAACTGTATGATGACGTTATCTGATGCCGGAAGGGATGCCGCATAGATATAAACACGAATATAGATTTCAGCCTGTGAGTAAGTAGGAAGGTCTACGAAAGCATTATTTGACCCGTTGGTTTGAATCGATACAGCACCCGACCTGACTATACCTGTATCAAACGTCGGGTCTGTTGCACCAGTAACGTGCGAAAACTCCAACTGTGACTGTAAATGTCCACCTGAAATCCAAAGCCTTGCCATATACTAAAAAAACCTGCCTTTCGGCAGGTCAAGACATCCTCATTGAATTGAGTAGTTATAATCTCCCGATTGGATTCGGTAATTTCTAATTAACGTTGCTGACTTAATGTAAAAGTCCCGTCTGGATTAACATAAATATACTGTTGTTTATTCACTCCATCAATTAAAGCCTGAAATCCTATTAAATACGTTACGTTTGTTTTAATTCCTTCTGGATTAAAATCATTTCTTATTCTTCTATAATAAACCAATTTTCCTTTTACTTCTTTACCTTCTTTGTCTCTAGGAAACTGTACTTTAAATTCTAGGCCTTTTATAAAAATACTCTGCCTTTCTACGTTTACAGTATAATGCTTATTACCATTCCTATCAACCAAGTGAAACTCTTTAACTTTGTCCAATTCTATATCTCCAAAGTGCTTTTCTCCAAACTCTTTTCCAACGTTATATCTTTGCTCAAGAGTCGTACCATCTTTATAAACTACTAAAAACTCTAAATCTATAGTTTTTGGTCTAATACCCTGTAATATTTTCCCTTCATTTTTCATAGCATTGAATTGCTAATTTTTAACCTTTATAACCAATTCCTCTATCTGCTGGTAAAACCTTATCATCTTTTATCTGTCTATCTACAAATTCACCCTTTTTAACTACTTTTTTTATCAAACCAATTTTTTCAGCCTCTATATAAACTCTAACATTTGAGCCTTCTTTCTTTAAAATCATTCCTGGTTCAAATATTCTTTGGTGAAACGGAAAGTGTGTAGGTTCTGAAAAGATAGCTTCAACAACTAAAACACCATCATCTACAGTAAGTTTATCTCCTTCTTTTAATTTTTTTACAGCCTTGATAAACGTCTTATTGTCAGGATTAGTTTTCATAAAATTGTATTCCTAATTTTTATTGCTCATCAATGTAAACAGTTCTCATTGCTCATCATATTGGCCTGTGAATGTCGCTAGCGACGTATCACCTGAAGCAGCCGTTGTAGCAACATCAAGCTGTAAAACAATATAGTCCGAATAACCAGCCGACGTTAAATTTCCTGCCAAAGAACCTCCAATAGAAACATTAGCAGTACCTGGGTCAGATGTCGGAACGGTACTAGTAGCAATAGTGCTATCAGTCTTAACTGGCGTCTGATAAGAACCAACATTGTTTCCTTTCCAGTAAACAGTTAAACCTGTATTTGGGCTGAAATCCGTTGACATCCAGAATTGCAGGTTATCAATCTTATTAAACGTACCAGTAAAATGCATTCTCAACCAAACTTCATAGGAACGACCTTGGTTAGGCGTATCAGACGCAGTAATCGGATAAGACGAATAATTCGATGGTGTAGCGTCATCAACATCCTTAAAATTAAACAAGTTCCCACTCGATCCAATATCGGTTACAGTACCTGGCGAAGTGCCATAGGTCTGTGACCATTGAAATGTTGCTGCCATAAAAATTAAAGTAAACTTATAATCTTATTTAAGTGTAAATAACTTTTTTATAATTGTCAACAGCTTTTTAGTTGCTATATTTTATTTTTCACCCCCTTCCAAAAATTAAAATTTAACTTTCGTCAAAATAACTTACTGACCAATGAACTGTTACGGCTGTTGATAGATTTAAGTTTAAAGGAGTCGCACTATCGGTAGCAAATAACCAAGCTGGCGGTTGGACAGCTAAGTTAGCACCACCAGCTACTGAGTCTGGAGTCTGCAAAATTACTCTCCAGAGTTCAGTTCCTGAAGCCCCCGATTGGAAAATACAGATTACTGGCGTCGTCGAAATCGTGGAAAGAGAAAAGGCGTAAACTTTTAATCTATTTGTTCCTGCTGCCACAATGATATTATTACCAGACAAGCTCGCAGACCCTCCTGTTGAAACTAGGTTTTTCCCCGTCTGAATTGACCTTACATCCACATAAAGACCGTTAGACCCAACTACGGCTCTTGTGTCGGTGGTTGCGTCTTTAATTTCAACCGCACCTATTTCAATATCTGAAGAGAGTGCTGTAGCGCTCCCACCCGAAATTCTGCTCATATTGTCATTTAGATATAACTTCTATTTTAGGAACATTTCCTGTTCCCGTTACAATCATATATGAAAAAAGAGAACAATTGTATTTTTCAAGCACTTGGTTTACTTCCGCCACACAGGTTTCTATCCGTTTTTGTTTTTGTTCTAGTGTTTCAGACGGAGTTACTTCTGTCGGTTTTTCTTCTTTTAGTTTATTCTTTGTTGGTGCATCTGTCATACTCATTTAATAATTTTTAACGACCCGAGTCTTCATCGCTAATTTCCGTAACTCTTACATCGGCTGTCCCGCTACTTGTTCTTCCATATACAATCGTACTTGGACCTGCATCAAATGAGGGGGCGTATGTTCCCGCAGGAACAGGCAGCCCGTTCCCGAATGTAAAAGCCGAGCCCCCTATCTCAATCGTAACTGATGAATTATTATAAATGGTTAATGATCGTCTGTATGCTAAAGCAACTGGGGGTAAAGGAGTTAAATCGGTAGTTACCATTACCGCAGTTGACTTAACCGTTCCGTTTAATGAGTTTATAGAAATATGTGTAACGGGAGTCGGGACTATCTGGGGCGGGAAGTTAGAAACCTCGATAGACTCGGGAAAATCCATTTCTTTTTTCTCTAACCGTGAAATTGCTTTTTCAAGCTCACCCAATACTTTTATAACCGCTTTGCTATTGTCGGGAACATCAAACTTGGGGAACTCAATTTTAGGAGGCGGAGCTTTTTTAACCATTGATATCGCTTGAGCAAGTTGACCAATACGATATTCTAAAGACTTAAAATACTTCTCCAGATCGTCAAGATTTCTTACCTTAACCTGCGGCATTTCCCTGATACGAACCGTCCCGTCAACTTCCTGCACTGGAGGAAAATCAATCCTTATATTTTTAATCGCCTTGTAAAGAAGAATAAGCCCCTTGCCCATTTTATCAACCATCTCAAGCATTGAAGGGTCGTTCTTTTCATCTAATTGAAGACTTATGATGTGTTTTTTCTCTTCGCTTGACCCATTTGTTTTAGAGAGAGAGCTTTTTATAGTATCGCCAATTCCACGGACAATCATTTCCATACGCCTATCTTCCATCAGTCTTTGTCGTGATTTTAAATCTACAACCATATTTTAATTATCAAACGAACTTCCTTAAAAGTCAAGTATAATAGTTTTCCCCACGTCTTATTATTTTAATATCGAGCTTTTTCGGATTAAAGGTACGCTTGGCAAAGTCAACCATCTTATCAATCATAGGAGTGTCTAAATTCCCGCAGGTATAAAAATCAATAGTAACAAAGTTTTTGGGAACAAGGGTATGAATTACAACGGAGCTCTCAATAAGAGGAACAAAACCCGATAGTCCAGCCTTATTACTGCAGTCTACTATCTTCCCGTTCTTAATATATTGGGTAGGACTTTGAAAGATAAATGGAGGCGCTTGTTTAGCCACTCCTAACAAATCAACCGCCTTGTCAAGAAAATCATAACAAAGCCTTAAATCGTTGACCGTCTTTGGGTCGCAAAAATAAAGGTCTAAAAACAATTCTTTCCCGAAAATCTTTCCTTCTGGTGGAACAATGGTTTTTTGTCCTATTGTGGTAGTCATATTAGATTACTCCTAAAATTTTTAACTCTTTAATTCTTTTTATAGCATCTTCTCCCAAATCTGTCCTATATTGTATATTTTTTAGTTTAATAGTGGGCAGATATTTTTCATAAGTCATCTCAACCGCACCCGCAATCGTAGTATCTGAACAGGTAACATTTAAGACCGATGCGTCATTTCCTGTCAATACGATTGATTTTTTCTTTTTATCATACATAACAAAGTAAGGAAAGAAATACTTGTCATATTTTTTATCCCAAGAAACAGGAAGCCCCGAAATTTCCTCATTATGGACTTTATTTGGATATGGAGGCGTGGTTGCCCAGATAACGGTAGTGGCTTTATTGGTGGGAAAAAGCGGGGTAGTTTTTTCTTCGCAAAGGGCGTCTATAAGTTCGTCCAATGTATGGTTATTTTCTTCAAGAGCGGTAATATCCTGCGGAAATGAAGGATAGCCAAAACGAGGTGTAAGTTCCAAAAAATATGGTTGTTTATCCTCTTTGGAAACAATACTGTTTATGGAAATCTGACCCCTGTAGCCTGATTTTCTAAATATGGGCTTTAGTTTCTCCAAAATATCAAAAAATATTCCCTTATTAGCCCGATAGACAACAACGGCTATTTCCCCTCCTGTTGCAGGTCCTTTATCGCCGACTAAAAACGGTTTATTTTCAAAGTAAAGATAATGGCTGTCTTTCAAGTATTCCTGCCCATTAAACCAAGCCCCAAAATCAACAAGAACCCCGTCAACAACCCTCTGAAGCTGAAACGACTCCTTCCATTTCCATTCTCCCCTAAAAGTATTCATAGCGTCAAGCAAATCGGGTATATCATGGGACATATAGGTCATATCTTTAGGCACTAAACTGTCATTGGGCTTAAAAACTAACCGTTCTTTTGTATCTTGACTTTTGGCAAATTTTATTCCTTCCTCAAACGAATCAAAACTAAATGTTTCAGGAGTTTTCATCACCCTGCCAAAAAGTTTAGTCGCAAAATCACGGTCATCTTCCATTTTATCGGTCAATTCCGAAGAACCAACCACCTTATACCCCTTTTTTGCAATAAAATCAGCCATCCCTCCCCAGCCAACATCGTCAAAAACAACATAGATTTCATCAGGCTTATACTTATTCAAAACTTCAAACGGGTCAAAGACCATTTCAAGTTTTTCATACCCATCAACTTCGTTCATATCTTGTCCGAGTTTCTTCAAATTCTTGTCAAGCGGGGCAAAAAATACTTTCTCCACCCCTTTTCCCTTCCCTAAATGAGAAGTCATAAAAAATCCTAAACCTGCCGCACTGATAATAATATAGTTTTTCATTTTAGAAGAATTATTTTGCAATTCGGGCATAAAATTTTTAACAAATCCGCCTGTTCCTTTTGGTCTTCGTAATACTCGTCTATCTCCATTGTATTTATAATATCTTCTTTATGGGATACGATATTTCCTAAATCTGGGCTTTCTCCTTTAGGAAGCGGATTAAGAAAAATTGGTTTTTTAGGTCCGACATATTTTTCCATCAATCCTTCAAATTCCTCCCATGTTTCTCCTGTTACAATCACGTCAACCTTATCCCAAATTTCTGGATGGGCGTCAAAACTGCCGTGTAAATCAGAACCTATCAATTTAGACATTTTGATCATTTAAAAATGGTATATTTCTCATATAGTGAGCAGCCAACGGGGTAGGAATTTTTCCTTCCGTATCAATCCCCCGTCTTGACTGTTTTTTCTTTTTTTCTTCATAATTGGGTTGCTGGTCTCCTGTTTGACCTCCTTGTAGATAATCCAAAAGCTGGTTAAATAAAGATTTTGTTGGAGGCGATCCCGCTGTCGTTACTTCCCCTGTTTGATTATTGACAACTGGAGTATCCCATTTAATCTGCGGGGGGAGGGCTGGACCAAGAGGTTGTATCCCTGAAGGGGGCTGCGGTTGAGCTCCTCTTATTACCCGTCCTACCTGTTCGGCAAGTTGTCTTGAAGTATCGGGAAGCGTTCTGAAGTATGCTCCTGTTTGTTCGGCTAATTTTCTTCCCTCCTCAATAAACTTGGACAAATCGTCAATTTGTTTATAAAAGCGACTATCTTCTTCTTTGAGAGCCTTAGAAAAGGCTGGATATTGGGTTAAATCAATCTTCTCTCCCGAAGCAAGTTTTTGAAGAAGCCCTGTCCCTGCCGGAGGAGGAGTATTTTGTATGTTCGCCTCTTGTAAAATGGGTTTTGCATAGCTCTCTATCCCAAGAGTCGGACTTCCCGTGTTATATTCTGAAAGAGCCTTATCCCAACTTCCCAAACGGGTAAATTTTTCACCCATTGTTTTTCCCATCCAGTCTATCGCAAACTGGGGATCATACGCCTGACTGTCTGAAATTTCAGGATGAGCTTTATCGTTGATTTGAGCAATCCCCCTGTCAACCGACCCATCCGTATTAACATGTCTTGCCATAGGATTAAAAGAGCTCTCGTGTTTAATCTGTGTTGTTAAAAGAGGTAGAGGAACATTATATTTTTGGGAGGAGGAAGCAATCATTGATTGTATAGAAGGATGAACATTTTGTCCTATATTACCCGCTTGAGCGGTCTGCCCTTGAACAATCTGTCTTGGCGGAGGTGGCGGAGGTGGCGGAGGCGGTGAAGGTCTTGAAATAGAAGGATGGAAAACGGCTGGAGGACGGGAAGGCGAACCTCCTCCTGAAGAAGGTTTTGAGGTTGGTTTTGAGGCTGGTTTTGAAAACATCTGTTTAATAATCTGGAATAAGTTCATAAGCGTTGACTTTTAACATATAATATGCTACCATAAAAAAATGGATTTTTTCTTTAAATTATTTATTGTTTGTTTTATATTTGCTCTCATTGCAGCTTTTATAGACTTTTAACGGTTAATTCCCAATACTGTTCCTCTTACTCCCAAAGCTGTTAATAAATCACTAAGGTTCATAAAAGGTATCTTATTTGCTCCAGTTTCTTGAGAAATATTTTGCAATTGAGCCGACATTGCATCTTGAACCTCAGGTCTGCTTAATATATTTTTTAATGCGCTTCGCAATGCCCAAGTAGTGCCAAATGTTCCTCCCGCCCCTGCTCCAAAAGATTTAGTCGCCGCCCCTATTGCTCCCCCCCCAACTGCTCCTCCGAGAGCGGAAAGTAGAGCTATTGGAAGCTCAAGAGAAACGGGAAGATTGCTCATTGATTTCGCTTTCTCTAACGCCTGCTGTTGAGACAAGGTAGTAAATTTTTTTGATAAGCCCATTTTACCTTTAGCATCCTCTAAATATCCCTGCAATTCTGTTAAAAGATGGGCTTTCTCATTTAAATCCATTACGTCTTTAGACTTTCCAGAGGCTTCTTCTATATACTGACGCAACTTTGAATAAAGGATATTAGCGCTTGCGTATTTATCTTTATGACTAAAACTTCTTCCTATAATTCTTTTTAAAGTATTAACATCCATTAATGTTCCATCGGTTTTCCCGTCTAAAAAATCATTAAACTGCTTAAGATCATCGCCCTGTAGATAATCTGATGCCTTTCTCTTAAAATCGTTTAATATCAATGATAATTTTTGTTCTTTAATAGTGTCCATCACCTTATTTACCGCAGCAGGATTTTCAGCCAATTGAGGATTTTTAGATCGCCTTAATAACATTTTTGCTTCTTCTGGATCAACTTTAATATAATCTTTAAAGGCTGTTTGTATCGGTTCATCATTTATTCCTTTTGCGGGAGTTTGTTTTAATATTTTTTGTAACGCATCCTCGGTTCTTTGCGCCGCCGCATCTCTATTTTTGATTGCCATATCAACATATTGGGGGGAGAATTCTCCTGCGGCTTGCGGGCGACCAAACTCATCTATCTTTCCAGGAATAATTCCTTCTCGTATAGCAAGAGGCTGATGATAATAAGGTATAAGTTCATCGGCAGACTGTTGAGCTACCGTCTGTGAAAGCTCTCCTGTTTGCGCTGCCCGCTGTTTTGCAATATCTGAAACCACACGCCCCGCATAGTTTTTACCAGCTCCCAATACATCAAATAGTCCTGGGATAATTTCATTCATTACAGCTGAAGAAATAGCCTGTTTTTTAATGTTAGGTATATCTTTTGTTACATCCTGACCCGAAGCAATATCACTTAATGCTCTTGAAGCTCCTCCAGCTGTTAATCCCGTCGCTAATCTTGTCAATAGATTTCCTCCCACCCGCTGTGCAAGACCTTTTCCCAAGACATTTTCAGCTATATCTCCTCCAATACCCGCTCCTGGAAGAAAACCATAGGGAGCATATGAGGCGGTTGTTGACAATACGTCTTTTCCTATATCTTTTGGAGATTTACCGAGAAGTTTTAATATCGCATCTTCCAATCCTCTCCCTGCCGCTGTCCCTGCGATGTTTCCTCCCGCTCCTCCCAAATATGTTCCTACAGGTCCAGCAGAGCTTCCTAAAACACCTCCTCCAATCATACCCAAAATACTCCCTCCAAGAGGAAGTAAATCCAACAACCCTCCTTGACCTGGGTCATTATATAAATCAATATTATTTTTATCAGCAAAATCTCTAATTTGCTGTTCGGAAAACCCAAATTGTCTTGCTTTTTGAAAATCCAATTTTGCCATATTATTTTTCAATTAAACTGTCTAATGTTACTCCTCTCGTTCCTTCCGACAATGAGGCGCTTACATCGGGTATTGGGGGCGGAGCAAATAATCCCGTTCCAAATAATCCTTTGTTTATCGGCTCATATTGTTTTGTATTTGCATTATACTGATACCAATCATTTCCTATTTTTACAGGTTTTTGACCCTTTCCCCCTTCTCCAATAATGCTAACCAATCTATATGTATCATCTGGTTGAAGTTCATAGATGCTTTTTGTTCCATCCTTATTGGTAACTGTTTGTATTTTTTGCTTTGGCAGTAGTGATTGAGGCAAACCCCATTCATTAACTATTTTTGAAAAATCCGTATCGGATATTTTTCCCTGCCTTTTCCATTCCTTTAACAAATCCTCTGCAGTAATGCCAAGCGGCTGATATTTAAGCCTTAATGCATCAAGAGCTTTACGGGTATTAGGCGCTAGGGAAACATCGGTTTGCATTTGAGCTATCAATCCCTGTTCTTTGTTTGACTGGGAAAATTGAGCCAAATTCATATACATATTGGCAAGACGATCCATTGCGTCAATATTTGCCTGATACGCCGTCTTATCCGAAGACAGGTTTCCCCATATATTTTGGTAGTTTTGTCCTATAAGCGTTGCTAATGCGTTTGCTATATCTACAACTCCTTTTTCTTGAAGTGCAGTTCCTGTTGTAGCTACATTAAGAGCATCCCACGGATTAGTCAATCCAGAATAAGGTTGAGTTACACTTTCCTGCGTCATAATAGGAAGTTGTGGCGCAGGAACATTGGGCATTGTTGGCACATCTGATGGCTGTTGAGTTGGAGTTCCAGACTGTTGAAAATCTGGTCTCATATACTTGTCAGCGTATTTATTAGCCAACTGATAATCGGCAATAATCATTTTGTGAAGATCGGAAAGATCAGAAAATGTTTTAATTCCTTGAGGAATTCCCGCCTGTTGTTCATACCCCGCTTTTTGCTGTGATATAAAAGTTGGAAACTGGCTTGTTGCGGTAGCGGCTGATTGGGCAGCCTTGCCTGCTCCCTCAAGGGCGCTATAGGTATCAGGAGACACCTGCCCTTTTAACTTAGCAATCGTATCCATCAAGTCAGAAAGCTGTAAAGATTGAGGAGTATTTCCTCCTGGTTGTGTATAGGTATCCATAATTTAATTATTATCCATATTTATAATATGTCAACTACATTTTACTCAACTGTTCTTTCGCTATATCTAACTGCTTTTGTGCAATATCGCCCGCTTGCTTATATTGAGCTAATTGAAGCCCTTTTTGCGTTGCTTCGGATTCACGTTGCTGTTGTAATTGCTCTTGATATTTTTGTTGCTCACGGGTTATATCTTCTTCGCCCCGTTGTCGGGTTAATTTCTCCTTTTCCAAATCTCTTTGAGCCTGTATACCTAGTTCCTTTAAGTTCCTATCTGCTGTTCTTTGTATTGCCTCTTTCCGCAGAGCTTGATCTTCGGTAAGCTGTTGCATTTCAGTTCCCGCCTGACCACCCACATTTCCTTGAGAAATAATATTGCCCATTGCGTCATATACTGCTCCCGCTCCCGCCAGCCGAGATTGTCCCGAATAGGCTTGAGTTACTCCAATTCCCCGTTTATTTAATGTGTCAACCAGAGCTTGGGCTTCTTTGGGAAACGTTACCCCTAACTGTTCAAGGGCGGAATTTAAGTCTTCTGTTGTATATCCTGTCTTTCTCGTTAAATCTTCGGTGGTATAGCGAAGACCTTGCTGATAATCTTCTTCCAGTCTTTTTATAGCCCGATCTACATCTCCTTGACTTTCAGTAAGTAATTTTTGGTAATAGGCAACTACTTGAGGACTATTATATGCATCTTGTATCAGTTTATCAATGTCACCAGGGCTCATTTTAGGAACAGTCCAGTCCATTTTTGAAATATCCACTAAATTACTTTTTTGAACTGGGGTTGTCTGCGATTGAGTAATCTGACTTAAAGCGGCATTAACATCCTGCATTGAGGAAGGAGTATAGGTAATAGCATAGGTAGGAGAAAATGAAGCATTAGCGGTTGATGATGGGTTTTGAACCGTTCCGATTGGTTTCCAAGTAGTCCACCCCATTGACCCGTCAGAATAAATAGTTCGTCCGTCAGCCGCTTGTCCAACTGGCCAAGGCTGACTTCCTCCCTCAACCCTCTGTTCTCCCGTATTACTAATATATACTGTTGCCATAGGTTTATATCATTCCTGTAAAAACTGGTGATATTAAAGTTGTGTCTTGCGATACGTCCAGTGTCGGATTGGTTGTTCCTGTATAGGAGGAATAGTAACTAAGGTGGATACGACCAACGCTTCCTGCTCCTCCACTTCCAGCAGCTCCTGGCCCATCTCCTCCAGCTCCACCAAGAGCAGTTAAAAAATTTGAGCCTAATGTTGCTATCTGACAGACTATAAGAGCTGAGCCACCAGACCCTCCACCACCACCGCCACAATTACCATCACTAGAACCTGTTCCATTATACCCATTTGTCCCATTTAATGAAACCGTTCCACTAATATTAAATGTTTTACTAAAAATAAAAATTATTCCACCTCCATTACCACCCTTACCTCCATAAATCCAACCTGAAGTTGAATTATTTTCATTTCCTCCAGATCCACCCCCACTACCAAAAAAGCAAATTGTTAAATCGGGGATTCCTACTGTTCCACCACCCATTCCAGCAGAAAAATTGGCAGGATAGCCAACCTCACCTGTTACTCCTGTATTCTTATGGCCAGCCCCGCCTCCACCATAACCATCATAACCATTTCCTACGTAATCATGTCCTCCTCCGCCTCCTGAAGCATTAGCATTATTAGAATTAGTCCCTATTCCTGTATAACTTTCCCCCTGTACACCGATTGTCCCCGCAGTAGCCACAGGTCCTCCTTTAAATCCAACTCCATTTGCAGTTATTGTTCCCGAAACTGTTACTGTTTCTTTCGCCGCCAAAACAAAAATTCCACCAATGTTTCCATCCCAACCAGATGTTGTCCAAGTTGCCCCAGAAGGCACAGTTACATTATTATATCTTGGGATTTTAACAGCCTGTGCCTGTGAAGCCCCACTATCAGTATAGGTATATTGTAAGGCTGTTTGTAAGGTTAACGAGGTTGTCCCGCCGCCAGAAGATATTTTATTTATCTCCCACTGCCCCGCCCCCGTTCCTCTTGTTTGGTGGATTAGAAGTAAATCACCGTTACTAAATCCAGAAGAACCTAAAGTTAGAGTTGTTGAACCAGAAGAACCAGAACAAGACTGATAAGTCATTGTGGGGATAGTTGAAGAGTTATAATCACCATCAGCACCATCGCCGAATGTCATGCCAGGGAGTACTCTTGTAATTTTTTGCCAAGAATTTAAGTTTGCCATTTTTATAAATTCTGTCCAACTATATAACCATAATAAGTATTAGTTCCTGTGCAAATAAAACCAAAGGTATCTGCTTTGTTGGCGGTAGTTGTCCCAACTGTGCCCGTACAGGTCACATAGGTATTTATCGTTCCGCTTATTCCTGACGCCGTTCCGTCTTTTCCTGAACTCCATCCTGAAAATTGCATAATGACATTTTATAAATTTATAATCATGGCTGTGTTACCTCCATTGTCACGGTAATGCCTACAGGGCTTGATGCCGCCGTAATATCGAGATTTAACAAATCTCCTGCGGCAATTGCCGTTGAGGTAAATGCGCTTGCTTTACTGCGTAAAGTTGAGGAGACATTCATTCCAGAGGCAATTTCCGTAGTCCCATCCGCTCCGCCGTTAATCCGTATTGTTGCCGTTCCCGAAGTACAAATATACCAAATCTTTACCACTGTCATCGCTTCTGGAGCAATATAGAATGCTCCTGCTCCATTTCTGACAATTTCCGTATCGGGAAGATACCAAGTAAAGGCTCGATTTATTACAAGGGCTAACTTAGACGACGCAATTGCCGCATTATCAGCTATATCCGCATTGGTTATATTTCCTGTCAGATTAAGTTTAGAATAAGCAATTGCGGCGTTGGAGGAAATATCCGCATTCACAATATTTGGGGCGTTTAATAAATTATTAAACTCTCCATTTAGGGCTGATGCGGTTAAAACATTTCCATCTACAAAAGTTGTTGTACGAGTAACTTGCATAGTTTAATCGTTTGGTAAATTTATAAAGGTTGGGTATGAATACAGATCGTCAAGTATTGCCTTTTTTACCTCGGCAGTCTCTTCTTGAGAGGTAAGGTAGGCGTCTATTTTTTGTTTAAATACTGCCCTTGACTGGGAAGTTACTCCGTCATTGACAAACTGTTTCATATATGTTTCTATAGTTGCTCTATCCATATAGTTATTATGAGGCTCTTAACCCCTTGGCAAATGAATAAATCTGATAATCATATAGTTCAATTGGATTATTAGATGTTTCGGTAAACTCAAACGCAATCATTTTTCCTATCCTGTGGGCAAGGTTTATTCTTGCCGATTGTAAAGTTGTTCCTCCTAAAAGACTTTGTCCCAATATAAACGATCCAAGAGCGGGGCTCAATGAAGCTAAAGAAATTGTCCCTTCGGAAGAATATGTAGATACCCCGTCAATTGCCGCATTTACTGTAACTGAGGAATTATATCCCGATTTATACCGCATATAGAGGTATTTCCACTTGTTTTTTCGTGCGGGATCAACCATATACCCTCTGGTGATTACATCCATCGTGATATCTGCTCCATTATCGGTGCTTACCGAACTGTCTATTTTGAAAACCAATCCCGAAGTAGTTGAGGAGTCGGTAAATACTACCGTTGCCACTCCTCCTGGTATGGTTGAAAGAGCCAAATCTTCGGCATTTTTTCCTGTCATCGTAGTAAATACCCAGATATTACTTTTTGGAATTGACTTTACCGTGTCCAAAACAATAATTTTATTATTTGCCGAACTCCCTCCTGTGGGAATAGCCCAATAAATATATCTTCCGTCATACACTCCCACCACTTTTGAAACTGCCGACTTGGTAATGTCATCCATAGTTGTCTTAATATGTTCGCTTATTATTCCTCCTCCCAATGTAGTCGCATATTGGGTTTTCCGAAGGCTTCGGATATGAGGAGTGTTACCAAACATAGAAAGAAAAAATATGTCATTTCCTGTTGAGACAATGGAACGGGGAGCAATACACCCATATCCTATTATGCGAGCGTTGGTGTTTTGGGTGGCAATCGTGGTTGAGGAAAATGAAGATCCGCTCCAGCCTGTAACTGACCAAATAGTGTTTTGCTTGAAGACAAATAATTCATCCTGAAGCATCCCTAGTCCAGTAATCTTATCGGCGTCTCCTGGATTGATATCAACATAGTTTGTGACGGTAAAGGTAGTAGGGTCTCCTAAGTTTGACCAGTATAATCGGCTAGGATAACTTGAGTTATTGGCGACAAAAAGGTAGTTATGAAACCAGGCGGGATACAGTCCCAAAGGAACTCCCGCCCTGTTTTTGGTTACGGTTGTTCCGTCCCAGTCAACCTCCTCCACCCCATTAAACCCAAAAAGGATATCATCGGCGGTCTCAAAATATACATCTTTGCTATTGGTGAGATTGGCAGTTCCTAAAGCGGAAAACTCACCTGAACCGCTCCAACTGTATAGCTGCGCATTTGAAGTTCCGTTTATTGAAACAACGATATATTTCACCGTAGTTGATACTTTTTCATAGGCGGCGATCCCATTAAAAGGATAGGCGGCAATGGAGGTAGCAAGAGCGGATGAACCTGGAACTTTTGCAATCTTATTATAGGAAACTAAACAATTATCCGCCTTCTGAAAAACTCCTCTTGCAACAAGCTGTGGCGGAGAAGTGTCATCGTATCCGAAAAACTGGTTTTCCTCAATAACCCGTAAATTTTGCATATTACATTGGTAATGTTTGAAAATCAAGGTTGTCTATTTCGACATCCCGTATCATATCGGGTCCGTCAGACTGTCTTTCTTTAATAAAATCAATATAATCTTTTAATTCTGACTTAAAAAGATTGATATAGTCAAAAGCCGCCTTGTGTTCCTGCTGTCCTTTTGAAAGCAACCGTGCCGTCGCCCTTATTTCTATAATATCTCCTGCCTCATCGGGATACGGAAGCGCAATTGTATCTGTGCTATTTGACAGATCGGGGGGAAGCTGTATTCCCCATACATATAATGATTTTCCCGTGGTATCGGATTGATTCGGGATAGGAATAAGTCCAATATACTGGGCGGTCTGATCGCCGTGAATATAATATCCCCCATTGACAAATGCTCCCGAGGCGGCTGTGTTTCCAATGTTAATTAAAGCATCATCCATACTAATTCGTATGGATCGGTTAGGAATAGACCCCGCTACCTGCGGGGAATAATTTACCTCTACCCTTGTTACTTTAATTAAAGAACTGTCAATCAAATACTCTTGAGTACCTTTGATCAACGCATAGGTAAAGGGGGTAGTGGTTTCCTTAAACCCGTCATACACTTTAGCCACCGCCATAAAAACTTTATGATACGCATAATTGATGGCGGAGGTTACTTCGCTGTCAAGAAAATCGCCTTGAGTCGATTCATCAAGATAGGTCCGCACCCCTGTTTGAAGATTACCTAATGTCTTCATACTATTTTTTTAGTTTTTAACTCCTAAAATATAAATATCGTTTGTGCCGTTCGTTGGCAAAACATATATTTTTTTCACTCCAAGTCCCTTAAAATCAAACTCGGCTACAGGGACAAGACTTGTTCCTACCGATAACGGAACAAAAAAACTATCTGAATTGGCTGTTGTATCAAATCCCACATATACTCCTTGAGGGGAAACGCCGCCTGAAGTTCCCGATATATATATCTTTTGAACTCCGCCCTCGGTTGACCAATCAATAAGAGTTGCGGAACTTGTTGACGCATTGTTTTTATGGTCGGTTAAAATCGGTTTACCTGTTCCTTCTGAGCTCATATTGTCATTTCACCTCCTAATTCCTTTGTAAACATAAATAGACTTTTAACGTTTTAGTAACATCTTTAGCCCGTAAAAGCAAATGGGTACTGGTTAATCCTGAAATCTCTTTCAAGTTGTCGTGGGGGTTAATAGGGATACATTTATTCTCGTCAAAATCATCCATATCCCACGACAATAACACATCCCCGTCGGGACTTGAAATTATAAGGTCGTCAAATTGATATTTGCAGGTAATACGTATAGGCTCGCCTCCTACATCAAGGACGAAAAAATCACTCCCTTTGTATTCCTGCGAACCAAATATCTGTTTCATGCGGTATGGGTGGCAACGAGCGCACCCATACCTTAAATCCTCATAATAGAGGATATATTCCTTTAGAGCTTGTATCAGCTCTTTAACTCCACTCCAGCCGCTGTTCTCCAAGCTGCAGTACCGTAAATTGCGTCGCAAACCACCTTCCATGCCAATGAAGGCAGCCAATATGCCGCCTGAAGTCTTGGAGCTTGCTGTAATGCAAGAGCAATAGCTTCTTTCTGAATAAGCATGTTGTGTGTTTGTGTTGGAGTCCCTGCCGTCTGTGGCACATTTGTGGTGTAATACAAAGGAATACCCCACAATTCTCCCCACATATATCTGCTCTTTGGTCCTTTAACAACTGGTGTCGGCTGGGCATACTCTCCCAAATAGGTAGCTGCTACATACTTATCAAGTTTCATGATGGCTGCCAGTTCGTTTGGATGGACGATAAATGCCCTATTTTCGAAGGCAATATCACCCAAATTAAGTTCCAGTATCGCAGATACGATAACCGCATCCGAAATATCCGTTCCATACGTTCCTTGAGGCGTTGTCGTAAAACTTGTGTAATTTGCCGCCACATCGGTATCAATTCTCTTTGCAATCGCATATCCGACCTTTTCGCTATAAAGCGATCTAAGATCATAATTTGACTGCACCGATACGATATCTTCTATTTCAAACGAAGACTCATACCAAGAGTTTATATTTAATACCGTTTGGGTTTCAGTTACCGCTTGAGTGGTAACATCCGTATTTGCGACTTTCAAATTAGCCGTCAAATTTGATATATTAGGAATGGTAAGAGTTTGACCTCTTGCCTGAACCTGACTATCAAACCGTTGGACTAATCCCGCAAAAACGAGTGCCGCTTCCGTAGCCCGTAACACCTCGATCGACCACAAAGTTGGTAGAAACACCGCCGCTGTAGTTGTCGTAATATTCGCCATAATAAACTCACCCCCTTTTATTTATTACTTATAATGTTTTTTAACAAAAAAAATACCTCCTAACTAAATAGGTTTGGTATGTTTAGAAGTGAATTTATGAAAGGTTACTTATTCTGGGCGAGAACTCTATTGATTTTATCAATGTTTTTCTCGTACCATTTTCTTCCGTCAGGTTGCTTGAGACGGTCTTCAATCTCCTCTAATGTCAATTCCCCCTCTCCTGTTTTTTGAGTTGAGGTAGGCTTTAGACTTGGAGCTCTTGAGCCCTTATTAGAAGAAATGTGTTTTATCTCATAGTCCAAAAGTTCTTCCTGATACATAATCTTATAAACATCTTCTGGTAAATAAGATTTGTATTGGGGATTTCGACTTACAAAATCCTCATACTCTGTACGGGTAAACTTTGGTCTATCATCGCTTCCATTATATTTATTCTCAAGACGGTCAAGTTCGTAATTGTAGGCAATAGTAGCCATCTTATTGGAAACTTCCTCCTTGACAAAGTCTTTGGTGGCTATTCCCACATCAGACAGCTTATTTACTGCTTCCTGAACTTGCGGGTTGACATAGCTAGGAGGAGGCGGAACATTAAACTGACTTGCTTTTTTTAGATTCTCAAGTTCGTTTAAGGCTTGATTCCGTTCCTCAATTAACCTACGCACCCTATCCTGTGTAGATCCTTTCAATTCACTCCACGCAATTTCTTCTGGTGTTTTACCACCTTCATCAACTGCTGGCTTTTTAACGGTTTGCGAATCCGTTGAGTCGCCTTCCTCTTTTAATAACGCATCAATATCATCGGGCATTTTATTCACCCCCCTTCTGTTCGTTAGGCGAACGACTCCCTAATTTATAGTCATTAGTCCCCACTGTAACGCTATCAGTGATGCGACAAATAAAAGATGACAAATTGCTTTATCACCTCTGTGCTAGGCATTACCTGTAAAGAATGCCTAACGCAGAAATAGCTATTCCTATTTTGGCAATCCACTTCGGGTCACATCGTCGGGATTAACCACTCCATGATTTTCCGGAGTCATATTTGAAGGGCCTCTATATCCTTTTGATTGAGGATCAAACGCTGACCCCCCCGTACTTTTTGACACCCTATGGACTCCACCTTCTACTTTCAAAGCTGGGTTTGGTCCAGAGCGATGAAGGGTGACTCCCTGATACCCTTTAGGGGTAAAGTGTTCTTTTCCTTCCCCGCCGTGCAATTTACCTTGAGAGTTTTTCAATCTTCATCACCCCCTTTCCTTCTTTCAACAAACATCCGTTCATCTATGCTCTCTTGAGTTTTTCTCATATTACTATCAACATTTTTATCTATAGGAGCAAATTGCCCATTTAAGTCAACGGGTATGGTTTCACACCCCATCATTTCATCCATTTGATCAAAATATTCCTTTTTATTTAAGTAATCGGAAACAAGCACCCTTTGCTTAAATGAAGGCTCATGAGCTAATTTTTTAGGAATAGCGGTAACTACTACCATAGTTATAATTTGATTTTGGCAGTTTTGCCACCAACTTTTAACCTAGACAATTTCGGCGCTTTTGGAGATTTCATTGAAGCATAGTGTGTTTTAATATTAACCGCCTTCAAATGAGGGTGAACGACAGAAAATTTTTCTGAAGATTTTGGTTTGTAAAATGATACAGTGCTCATAGTTTAATTACACTCACTATAATTATAGTTTTCCTTTCTTTGCCATTGAAAATGCTATTGCTTTTGCTTGATCGGGGCTAACAGGTCTTCTTGGATTAGATTTACTGACAGGCTTTTTTGTGTTTTTCCGTACGCCTTCTCTTAAGATTTTTGCAATCTTTTGACCAATCTTACTTTGGTCTTTCTTGGAAAGTTTTTTCTTTGCCATATATGAAATATATTATGAACTAATAATATTTATTTGTCAAGTGAATTTTATTGTATCGGAACTGTTCCCTGTCCCTGAGGCATAGTCGGCATTCCCATTCCCCCTCCGCCACCTATCATTGATGCTCCGTTTGGCGTTGGCGGTGGCATTTGACCGCCTTGAGGCGGGGTAACTGATTGAGTCCCTTGAGCCTGATTAGGAATTTGCTCGGTTGACTGCCCCAAGTATGATTGGTGAATTTGAATATGTTTTCCAACAAGGTCGTCTCTTCCTTTTCCTAAAGCCTCTTGATGAAGGGCAATATGGACATAATGGTCATCATGGGGATCAACAGGCATATCCTTATCCTCATTTACCATCATTTCGTTTTCCGTTAACGCCAACCCATATTGGTCTTCTTCGGGGTTTTGGTTCATGTTCCCCGACTGGATACTCTTTTTTAGCAAACTTTCAATCCTCGTTTGTTTAACAATCTCATCAATGTTGCCAAACTCCAACAGTTTCAAAGCAGTTTTTTGGTCTATTAAACCAATCTCGGCAAACTTCAATATCTTTTGCTCCATAATTTCTTTCGTGTATCCAAGCCAGCTTCCGATACTAACTTTAACATGGGTGTCCTCTCCAATAATCGCAAGGTCAAGCCAGTCGGGGCCTATTTTCACCTGTCCTTTATGTTTTATATCGGCTGAACCCTTTTTCTTCGACGACTCTCCCACCACTGCAAAATACTTTGCGTCTTCATCCCGATAGCCAAGATTTCTAATAACATGGTAAGAGGTATAATGTTTGGCAATCTTTTTTAATATCTTTCGGGCTACTTCCTCCAAAAAGTCCTCCAAGTTATCGGTGATGTCTTGCTGTCCGGTGTTGCCAGTATAAAAGACCTTTCCGTCTTTTCTTGCTAACCAATAACCCGTTTCAGTATTTGGACACCATATTCTTCCTGTAAATTTGATTTTTTTTAGTTTTCCATTCAGAAGATTGCCTACCGATACCTTTGGATTATTTTTAAGATAAACAACATAACAGGTTTTCCAATGTTCTCTCTCTCTTGTTTTTTTACTTACAGCGGTTGGAACTCCAAGTAAGGTATTGGCGAATTGAAAAGCGTCAATCGTTTCCTTATTTGTATTAATAAAACTTCTTCTTCCTTTATTTACAGCTTCTTCATATCCATCTCCCAAAATCATCGTATCAATAAGAATATGTAATTGGTCTTCGGTTAATTGAGAAACAAAGTCTATCGTCAAACTTTTGGTCGGGAAAAGTTCCCTTATTTGTTTAGCATAATCTTTTGCAAAACTAAATGTCCAACAACGAGTGCTCCCTCTTATTTTTCCAACATACGGTTTTCTATTAATCTTTAATCGGGAAAATAATTCTTTAATTTTCTCAACTTTGTCCATATTTTTCTCTGCCTGATAAATCCTTATTTCCAGACTTCCATTTTTCTTATCTCTTCTGCTAATTCCATTATATGTTCCTTCAGTTATAACCCAAGAAACTAACCGCACAAAATCATCTGAATACATTTTTTTTACGGGAATTTGACCATTTTTAACCGCTAAAGGAATATATTGATCATTTTTAAGTGTTTGTGTCTGTTCTTTTTTCCAATTGCCCCTGACGTTCACGGTCATCCACGAATGATCTGGAGTTGTAAGAAAAGAAATCGTTTTCGTTTTAGCCACATACATCTCGGCTTCTTCCTTATCGTTCCAGTAAATCCAGTTTACTTTGCCCCACCTTGATTGTTTCGTTTTTGGGTCGAGTAAATAAATATCTTCTCCATCTAAAATCTCGTTATATTTTTTCCAACCTCTCTTTGTTAGAGCCTCTGTCTCAATGTCAACACAGCTATCGCTTTGCTTAAGTTCCGCAACCATCAAGCCGCTTCTTGCTCCAACAGGTATTCTTCCAAGCGAAGAATCATGCACCGCTCCAATATCCTGCTGATATTGGTTCATTCGTTCAATCTGAGTGGAAACAGCTATAGGAAGTGAAGGCATATCAAGAGCCCTGACTTCAGTTCCCCGAACCTTTGAAATAATTTCTCCATGAACATTATGAATAGCCCGAACTCCGCTGTCTTTATCAACAACAATTCTTCCCTTGGCAACTCTTGTATTATATTCAAAAACCGAAGATTCAAGATTGTTTATTACACGGTTAATTGGCATAACATGTTTCATCCATCCTTCCCCGTATATTTCTTTTGGATTTAAGTCCGCACGATATATAACATAATCATATTCTTCATCATCTCTAAGCTCCCAAATTAATGGAGTGATATTTTGATCTGTCCAAACCATTCTTCGCAAATTAACTTTTCCGTCTTTTCTTACCTTAAACGACCCATCAAATAAAATAATGCTTTCGTTCATATCGTAAGTTCTTTGGGAAACAATCCGCATTGACTGAATAATAAACTGCTTATATTCGCTCATAGCTAGACGGGCTTCTGCTCCCCCAATTTCTTTCCTCGCCCTCTCATTAAATAAAGGATTATTCAATACCTCGGATAATGGTCTTCGTACCGCCTTGATACAAAACTCGGAATCGTCAACCGACTCGGCTAACGGGTCAATATAAAAATCAAAAGGATCAAGCAGCCAAACCCGTACTTCATCTTTTTCTTCGTCATAGGTTACTTCCCACGGACCCCCCACCGAAAAAATCAGTCCTTGAGTAACTGTTTCTTTAATTAGCGTCTTTAATTTTAAGTGATCAAAAAGATAATCAAGAAGCTGTTGAGTATAGCGAGCCTGCACTTTACTTTCTTCAGTTTGGTAACGAGGAGCAACTTCCCATTTTGGTCTAAAGGCGGTCGCTTGGTTTCTAATGGAACGAAGTTGAGCCGCAACCAAGTTAATGGGAATTTTTGCCTGTTGACGAGAAGACAATATAACGGTTTGGGTTGTTGGCTGAAAGCGGGAGAATTGGTATCCACGCCTGAATAAATCACGAACCATCCACTCATAATCATACCTTCGTCTGGCATCTTGAGCGTTTTGGAGGAGCTTTTTTCCACGGGCAAGGAAATCCTGCTGTTCACGAAGCTCCTGCACTTCCTTCAAAACTTCTGGAACTGGGTCTTTTTTTCTATCTTCTTTTTTACTCATACTAATTATTCAATTTTAATGGGGTATGTTTTATCATCCCCTTCAAATTTTACCTTCATCCCATCAACAATGGGAATGCGGTATTCTTCACTTAAGGGAACTTCCTCCTTCTCTTTTTTCTCAATTTCATTTTCCTCATACACAACCATTTTTTTAGTTATATTCTCTAATTTTTCAGACAGTTCTTTTGATACTATTTTGAGTTCTTTTTTAAGTTCGCTTATCTCTCCTTTAATGATTTCATTTTCTTTCTTTTTTTCTTCCCCAGATAATGTAACGGATTTATCTATACTATCAATAAAATGAAATAAATTATTGAACTCCGTTTCAATAAAATACTTATGGTAAAGAAAGAAGAAAAAAACAACTGCCGCCAGCAAAGCAATAATTTCAATCATATAATAAATGATATAGCAAATATATGCTTTGTCAAGTATATTTTTAAATTAAAAAACAAAATCCTCATTATTTGAAACGTCCATACTATCTTCTGGATTTATAGGTTGTCCTTCCTTATTAAAGGGAACATTGTTGATATAAAAAATCTCACTTCCCAAATCCTGCCTCTCAATCTCATTTCCTCTCTGACGGGCTTGTGGCTTTCCAATCATCTGTAATGCAATCATATAGGCAATACAATTATGAACAAGTATATTATTAGCAAAGTATTCGGGGCAATCAGCTACTTTTAGATTATAAACCGCTCTTTTTCCCCCACATCCACTGATTGAGTTTTTTACCATTTTCTCTACATATTCTTTCGAATTTTTCTCTATTATTCTTTCTCCATTCGGCAAGTGTCTTAACGGCTCTCTGAGCTTGATTTTTCCCATTCTGCCGATATATTTCTCTTGCTTTTTCTGGATTATTTTTTCTCCATTCTCTAAGTTGTTTAACAAGACGGTCAGCTTGCCTTTTACCATTCTCAATACTCCTTTGTTTTCTCTCTTCTGTAAAATGTTTTTCATTATGTTCTTTAACCGAAATACATTCAAGATTATTGATAGTGTTATTAAGAGGATTTTCGTCTTTATGATGAATAATATATCCCTTAGGGATCTTCCCAAAGTGGTCAATCCAAATTTGTCTATGAAGCGCAAAGGGGGGAGATTTCCATTTATCGTGCCTCCAGAAATAGACTTGTAACTGTCTTCTTTTTGATTGAGGATATCGGTGATACTTCTTTCCTCGATAGATGATAGTTTCTCGTTCCATATGTATAGTATATCAGTTGCTTTAATGTTGTCAAGCCTTGAAGTGCCAGTTTTAGTAATTATAGGATGATCTGGTGTTCCTATAAGATGTAATGCCTTATTTTCAATGACATAGTCATACCTTAAACCAGTAGCTACTACTGGTTTGTATCCCTTTCTTGTCATTACCAAATCCCCAACTTTTATATCTTCTATGTTTATTTGACCCCTACTTGTCAGTATTTTAGTTCCCGCTATAAAACATCTGTCGTCATGAGCTCCAGGAATTGCTTCGGCAAGACCAGATGGGGTTCTGACAAACGACATCATTTCTCCTATCGTTTCCTCATCATAAATGACTAACCTTTTTTCCCGAAGAAGCCGTGTTGTGTCGGCGATCATAAGTCCCTTGCTTTCGGAGGTTGTTTCCCAACCCATTTCCGAAGTTGTCTTTTCGGCAATAAGACCGAACTGTTCCTTAAAATAGATATTTGGATAATATAAGTCACGAAGGGTGATAAGCGTAGCCAAACCTAAAGAGTTCCGTTCAACCGCAATAAGAGCATTATTATAAAGCGTCCCCAAAAGTTCAAGCTGACGACCATACATATCGGGGTCGATCCGTCCATGAAATACCGCCACCTGCTCCAATGTATTGGCGTCAATTACTTGGGCGCAGGAATAATCGGTATCTGGCAGATCTCCTTCGCTGGAGATCATTTTCCCAGCGGCAACATCCGCTCCGATTACATAACGGTGAAACTCCTGCGGCTTCCTATATATCTTTAAGTATCCTTTCTCATTTCGCTCAACCGTTACATTTTTATTATACCCGACCAGATTGCCAACCACCATCGGCTTTTTTACCCGCAAAAGATACTCTTTCATTAAACTTGAACTCCAAACGGGATTTCCTGATACGATAAATGCCTCCTCTGGCGTTGCGGGGAACGACTCATTAAAGCGGTCAACATCCCCGTTTAACTGTTCAATCTTCCATCTTCTCCACTGGAGCTGTTCTCTGGTAAGTCCATACTTCTCGGCAATTTTTAACTCCTCTTCGGTAAATTCTGTCCCTTTCGGTACGGGGAGCGTATATTCTTTTGACCTAAACCACGGGAAAAAATGATTAGTATAACTTCCTCCCCTGACATTTTTATTCCAGAGCTTATAGAAGAAATTTCCGTAACCATTGGCCGTGGTTTCGATTATGATACGCCCGTCTTTTGGGACCGCCTGAATAACTCCCGTGTAAATTCGTTCGGCATCCTGGTAACGACTGATCTCCGAATTATGCACAACCCCAGATACTGTAGTATAAGAATGACAAGGGTGTTCCAAAACCAAATCATAAACAAATTTTGGAGCTTCAATTTGTTCTATAGATGTTATTTTCGACCAATAATAATCTTTACCCCTCCGCCAATCTTTGCGTCCGAAATTCCAATTGGAATGTCTTTTTCTCAAAACAGGGTGTGTTTTAAAATCTGGCATCTTCCACCCAAGTATTCTCCTTAATTTTATATTTGCCGAACCAAAAAGTATAAGTGTCCATCTCTCTCTATTGTTACGATTCCACTTTTTAGACGCAGGAGTTATATTAATTGATGGATAACCGATTCTTAGAGAAATTAAGAGTCTTTTTAGTTGAACTACAAGCTGTGGTCTTACCGAAGAAAAGCTAACGCTTCTCGATTCTTTGATTGAACCATCACCTAAAATCAACCCTTTAATTAAACCTAAAAGAAATTCTCTTGGATAATTCCATACTACATCTGGAATATTTTTACCATCCTTTTCGTTAAACAACTCAATTAGATATTTCCCAAGGGGACGAGAATAAATCCTAATATTCTTACTTCTACTGTTTTTATTTATAGACACGCCTACGCTTTGAATCAAATCACTAAACTTGTTAATTAAATTTTTAATTTCTTTTTCCTCATCAGTATCTACAGATAAAATAAATCCTTTAAATCCATACTTAGCCTTGATAATACTGCCTTCCGCCAAATACCATCCACTTAATAAACCTAAATCATAATTTAGAGATAGTGTATGCTGAAATGTTTTTACTCCAGATTTATATCCTTTTACATAATCTACCCGAAAAAATTTAACTTTATGACTAGGGTTGTTCAAAGGAAAACCAATATAGTCTTTCTTTGTTAATTCATCAGCCCGTTTCCAAACAGGTTTTCCTGTCTTAAATTCCCTGGTAAGAATTTTATGGTCTGGGGTTACTTCTAGCGGAAGAGATTGGTTGCCAAAACTTTTTATACTCAATAAGTGGTCGTGCCCCAATTTTTTAGTTGTCTTTTTCGAAAGACATTTAACCTCGGCTAAACACCCCGTTCCAGTTCTGACATCTTTGGTTAATGTTCCAAGACTATTAATTTTGTCAACAAAACCATTGTGTCCAATAACCATATTGTTCTCTGATAGACAAAAATGCAGGTTGTTTATGGTGTCTCCATGACCAAAAGCCCTGCCCCCCGCAGTCCCTATATAAAAGACCGAGTTCTTTTGGGTATTGACCATTTCATAGCGTGAGTTATATTTTAGATTAAATGGAGGATCACCCTTAAACGTTTTTTTAAGAGAATTAAGATAGTATTTAACCCTGTCTAAAAGTCTTATGGTCGCCTTTTGCTCGTGAGATATAACCACATTTTTTACATTTTCAACCGTCAAAAAATCTACCGTAAACAGGGCAAGTATGAGGCTTGATAACCCCTGCTGGCGTGATTTAAGAATAATATCCGCTCCTGTCGCCTCCCTCAAAAACATATCCTGCACCTCGTTCAGCTTAAAAGGCACAACAACATTTTCCTTATTAACAATAAGGAACGACAGTTCAATCGCTTTTTTATAGTATTGATACCCTATGGATTTGCTGATAGGTCCTCCTTTTCTTCTCCCTTTTCCTTACCCCCTCTGATAAACTCCTCATAGGTAATCTTTCGGACAGGGAGATTAATTTTATCCTGTTTTTCCCGTCTTTCTTTCCACCTGTCATACGCTTTTATCTGAATATCCTCGTTCTCAACCTCACCTATAACCTCTCCCTTTTTATTAAAAATCTTTTTTTTAGAATTGAACCATTGCCATAGTTTCTTTGCGATAAAATCCTCCGTCAGTCCCAGTTTTTCAACCTTCAAGGAAATACTATCCATAAGGGCATTTACCGCTTTACCAGCCATAATTTCTTTTCGCACCTCTTGCGCTGAGTTTTTGGTATATCCCGCATTTAAGGCGGATCGGTATGGAGATTTTCCCTGCATCAGTCCTTCCACAAAAGCCACCTGACGTTTCGTTATCCTACGCTTTCTTAATTTTCCCTTATCATCGGTATATTTCACTACATAACCCTTAATTATTTCGTCTCTCATATTTAAATTTCCTTGCCGCAGTCGCATAAAGGAAACATAACATTGTGCTTAACGCACATCTTTATTCCCTGCGGGGTAAAATAGAATTTTGGTTTCCCTTCATTTTCCTTATCCTCCATATATTTTTTAATTTCTTCTTCGGAGCACTTGGTAATACGGGCATACGGCTTTCCAAAAAGAGTAACCATTACAGGAAGATTTTTCATTTGCTCCGCAGCAAGCCTAACAAATACGGGTAGAGGAATTTCTCTTACTTTCATATACGTATGCTATTACCATATCATACTATTTCTGAAAAATCAACTCATTCCTATTGATTTTTAAGCAGACACTATGATATAGTATACAAAATGCGTATCAACGTTGTTCTTCCAAGTCGTGGTCTGGTATTTACCGAAGTTCTAGAGGAACTTGAAAAAATGCGCTCCGCCTACCCAATTAAAGTTTTCTTCTCCCACAACCTTCCCATTCCCGAAGCTCAAAATGAATTGGTAAATAAAGCTCTTAAAGACAGTCCTGCCTATATATTTTTTATAGAGGAAGATACCGTTCCTATCAAAAATGCCTTGCCAAAACTTCTTGAGGCGATAAAACCAAAAGAAGTGGGGGCGGCGTGCATTGACTATGCGATGCACAATAACTACTCAACTATACAATATCGGCGCTCTACAAAAGAAATCCTCTTTTGCGGGCTGGGGATGACCTTGGTAAAAAGAGAAGTGTTTGATAAAATCCCCCTCCCTTTTTTCAGGGCGGATAAGGCATATTCAATAAACGAGGAGCGCTGGCTTGAAGGACAAGACCCCCATAAAGTATATGGAATGCACGATATCTGGTTTACCAGTAATATTCGGAGAGCGGGATATAAAATAGTTCAGGTTGAGGGCGAATGCAGACACCTGAAAATTGTATCTCTTGGGAGAACGGAAGTTAATAACGGACTTCACTTGATAGATATTAAAGGAAAAATACTTAATCATTATGAAATTGAAGGAAAAAACTTATGACTATAAGCGTCATCATTCCAACCAGAAATAGGGCAAAAAACCTGAGACAAACACTTCTTGCCCTCCAAACCCAGTCTCTCCCTAAAAACGAGTATGAGGTGATTGTCTCGGACGATAACTCCACCGATGATACCTATTGGGTGGTTGAAGGGTTCAAACAGGTATTTAACCTGCGTTATGTCTTCAATAACCATAAATCTGGAACATGGAACGCCTCAACCCCAAGAAACCTTGCCGCCTTCATATCCGATCCGACCTCTAAACTGCTGGTATTTGTAGACTCAGATGTCTGCCTGCCCTTTCACGCCTTATCCTACTACAGAGAAGATTTTGAAAAAAACCCCAATCGGGTTATTATCGGAGCGTATCATTGGATGAACCCCATGTCTCCCGAAATTATTGCCGCAAATATACGAAATCAGGAAGGATTGGGTAACTTTATACTAAATAATATGAAAGAGGCGGATGTGAGAATTCAAAAAATAGATAAAACAAAACCAGATGAAACATTTAACGATCTCTCCGACGGACTGGCATGTTTTGGAGGAAATATCGGTATCCCTAGAAAAATATTTTTTAATGTCGGAGGATATGACGATGAGACCCATATCGGGCTTGAGGACGGGGAAATGGGAATACGGCTCTGGAAGGCGGGGTACAGGTTCTCCTATGACAAACGGCTAACCTCATTTCACCAGTACCACGAAACTCCCCCAGACCGTTTCCCCTCTGGTATGAAGGAGCATATAGACAGGTTAAACAAAAAACATTTTAATACCGACAAACCAGACTTTAATCTTATCAACGCCACAAGGCAGGCTTTTTCAAGCTGGGGAATTAAAAATTGGGAAGTGCCAAAACAATGGCTTCAATAAAAATTGATAAAGCTCGATAGAGGTAAAAACATAAAATATGGAAGCAGCCCGATTTGCCAGCCTGTGTGTTTTATCCTACACTCGTTCAGAGCTCCTTCTCCAATGCCTTAATTCACTTCTTGATACCTTGGACTATCCAGCCGAAATCATAGTTAATGATGATGCGGGAATAAACAGGGATATTCTTATCGGATACTATAAAAACCAAAAGATATCAAAACTGATTGTATCCAACGGGAAAAATCGGGGAGTAGGAAGATCGTTTCAGAACTGTCTGGGACTGGCGGAAGGGGATTTTATCTTTAAGATAGATACCGACTTAATCTTTGAAGAAAAGGGGTGGCTGTCTACCTCGGTGAGGATTATGGATACAAACCCCGATATTGTCTCCCTATCCCTCTTTAACTACCGTCATTACGACCCTGACGATAAACGGTTCAATATCCTTGAAAGGAGAGCGGAATGCAATATTGTTGACGACTTTGTTTCTTCCATCTACTGTTTTAGAAAAGAGGATTTAGCCCGTATCACCCCCGTTGACGATGACGGCAATCACTTGCGATTAACTTCTCTTGGAGGAAAACTCGCTATAACAAACAAAGACTATGTAATAAATGTCGGATTTGGAATAGGTCGCTCAACTTATGTTTCGGGGACACCAGAAAACCCCACTCCTGCAAAAGTTTATAATCGACCATTTCTTATTTCGGCAATATAAGAAGGAATACTTTTTTATCTTTTATTTTTTGTTTTCCACCGTATCTTCTTTTCTAAAACCCGTTTATTATACTTTTTCCAGTCCTCTCCCATAGCTTCAACCAAACTCTTTTCGATCGCTGTTGCCACCTTATGGGCTTTTTTATACCGCTTATCCTCACCATACATCCCTTCGTAATACCGACCACCCTTTTTCATATCAAATCGGTCAATATCAAAAACGGTTAATCCCCAGTAATGAATTAAAATCCGCTCAATAAGTTCGTGGACGGCAAGAAATATCCGGTCTTTCTTGGCTATCTTGGAATACACCGAGATTACCTCTTTAGTATTCCTTCCCCTCCCTTCCTCAAAATAATCAGACGGTGTCTCATACCGCATAACATCATCTACCCGAAACCTCCAAAGACGGATATCTTCTATGTATTTCATACTTCGATAAACTCAGTATTATACTTCGATTATACTCACTATTTCGCTATAATGTGACCCACTTAAAATAATCTATATACCTCTCACCAACACATCTATATTTTCTATTTCTAATCAGTTTTAATCTCCTTATGCAATTTTTATTTATGCATACCCAAAATGGAACAGACCCCATAAAAGTTACTCCCTCATAAGAATACAGCTTCCGAAAGGGAATTTCCTTTTTATGACAGGATAAACACCGAGGATAGATATTTTTCTTTTTCTTCAGTCTCATTTCACTCTTATGGTTCGGCTTCACTCACCATAATGGTTCGATTTTGCTCACCACACCAATAGTATATATAAGCCTATCTATAAATTCAACCTCCTTTTAGACACTCTCTAGTGATACATAGGTGCATAATTACAAACAGATACTATTTTTTTAGATTTATATTTAGATTAAGTTTAGATTTAGGTTAAGTTAAGTTTAGGTTTAAGTATGGGACCCAACAAAACATACTTTACCCAAGTAGAAATATTCTTCTAGCACATTTACTTTTTTAACATATTTCAACTATACTTAATAACAATAGTTATATAATAATATTTATTATCCTATTTACTATAAGACTATAGATAGGATAAGATAAGAAATGCTACCTCTTCTCTTCATTTTTCTATAAAATTTATATATTATCATGCTTCTTAGATAGGGTTTTTTTTGTCATTTACTAGGGATATAGTATAGTTTTCTCCTAGTTGATCCGGAAGGATCTGTATTCAATGATCCGTTCGGATCTGTATTTATGCTCCGAATTTATGCTCCGGTAAATCGGATCTGTGTTTATGATCCGGTAAAAACTTTTGTAATTAATTGAGCCTATTATCATTTTTTCAATAGATTGAGGCTAAAAATATCTTAGTGTAGTGACATTGGTTAGGTTTTTATTAGTGTCGAGCTATATATATACTACCGAATAAATAATAGTGTCTATTCTAGATATTTTAGTCTTCTTCCTTCTTAATTATAGCATTTTAAGGCTGTAAATTGAAAAAAATCACTTTCATTTGAGGCTAAAAAGGGAGTTGACAAGGATATATACTACTTGACAATACATATATTATACTATATAATGGTTGTATAAAAGAAATTAAAAAAGCACTTTAAAAAGCTAGGAGGTGAAAAAATATGGAGATTTGGCAAGATGTCAAGGGAGTTATAGAATTCAAAGCACCTTCAAGATGTTATTGTGGAAAAATAGTTTTTGGGCGGTGGTTTTGCTCAAAAAAATGTTATCAGGCTTATTTAAAAAAAGCTAATAAATATACCGCCGTGATGCTTGAAGACATGAGAAAAGATGGTTTTAAACCATACCTTGATTAAGCTTTTAACTTTACCCATAGTCGTAAAGGCGCTATGGGTAGAGGTTAGAAGCTTAACCGTTATAAGTTTATTAAAAGTTATTAATTAATAGAACTATGAAAAAATATCTAACTTTTAATCATAGGGTAGTTTTTTACACGCCGTCGACAAGAAAAGGGATCAAGACAACTGAACAAGAATTCAAAAAAAGGATTGATCAAGTAGCTTCCTATTTTACCGGTTTATTTGGCGGTGCAACGTTAGAGCAGGCCAAAGGCTACTGGAAGGATAGCACCGGCCATTATATAGTTGAAGATATAACGAAGGTTGTATCTTTTACGGATGACAAGACACTAAACAAAAATTTACAGGCCGTTTTAAATTTTACGAAAGAAAAGCAAAAAGAATTTGATCAAGAGGCTATAAGCTTAGAGATCGACAATCAATTCTTATTGATCGATTGATCACTGCTTGAAGGCCGGATAAAAAAATCCGGCCGGAAAAATAGGGACCAATCAATAAAAGTTATAAGTTAAAAAATAATACCAATAATATGGAAAACTTAGATCGGGAAACTCAAGAATACTTAGCAAAGATCGACGAAGAGACAAAGAAAGTTTTGGCTGAAGACTACGAAGCAATCGAACAAGAGATCGAACAAGATAGGGAGGACTTAGAATTTTTGATCAATTGATTATTGAAAAAGCCGGTTATTAAAAAATAGCCGGCTGAAATTAATAATCAATGGTTATAAGTTAAAAAATCAAAAGGAGGTGTAAAAAATGAACGTCTTAGAAAGATTAAATTTAGTTTTAAATTTATTAAATGACTTGATGGAAAAAAATCAAAAAATAGAAAATGAAGAAGGAAGAAAAAAACAGGGATTTATGGAATTATACAACGCTATTAAAAATATTGAATTTATTATCAACGATGTTAAACATTTATTTTAATTATTATAAGTTAAAAAAAATATAAAAGGAGGTGAACATCATGACCGAAAAACAAATAAGACAATTACAAAAACAATTTGGCTATCATCATTGGCAGGATTTGATTGATAATGGCCGAGTTTGGAGTCTTGAAGGAACGGCCGGACGAACCGCTTCAGACTTATTAGAAGCCGGTATTTGTTTTTTACCGGAGATCCGGCACTATGATTATTGGGGAAATATAGTACCGGCTCGATCAGACTTGAAAGCAGGAACAAAAGGAACGCTTGAAAACGCTAAAAATTTTTGGGCTTCAGTTAAAAACGGCGAAACTACGCTTGAAAAAGACGAATATTTTGAATGGATGCAGGATTAGGTTTTTGATCCGGCTGGTTTTTTGAAAACCGGCCGAAATTAAAAACTTAGTTAAAAATTTAAAATAATAAAAAGGTGATGAATATGAAAAAAATTATCAGATATAACTTACCATTAAACCATAAATATACTTTAATCGATATTAAACATGGTACGTTCGAAGATGGCGATGTTGAGCAGTGCGAAAATTGCGGGCGGGCTATTTGTAATATTGCGATTGTTAGAAATGAATTAAACGAGGTTTATAGAATTGGGCTGGATTGCGCCGAAACCTTGAGTTATTGTGATAATAATGATAAATGGAAGATTATTGAGACCGAAGCTGAAATTAGAAGAGTAGCAAGATATTTAAGAAAAATAAAAGAGTTTATCAAAGAAAATAGATTTTCAATAGTCCATTATCATAATAAAGAAAATTCTGAATATGATTTTATAACTATCTATCATATAACCGGTGTTAAAAAATGGACGCCGTCATTAGTTTATCTTAGGATGTCTTTATCAGTATTTAATAAATGGTATAGAAAAAGTTTAAAAGATATTACCATTGAACACGATTACGGATAAAAGTTATAAGTTAAATTTAATAATATGAAAAAATTATTTTCTTATGGGTGCGATTGGTGCGGCGAACAATACAACTTGAAACAAAAATCGCAAGCCGGAGCAAAAATGGGAAATTGGCAAAAGGTTTTTTTATGTCAAAGATGCAAAAAAAGAACGAATTATAAATAATTAAAAATTAAAAAGAAAGGAGGTGAGAAAAAATGAGAGTATTTAAAATCAATAAAAATATATTAGTAGTTTGTCGATCAGAAAGTACACGCTACGGCTTCCGGCATTTAGCAACTTTAATTTATAACAACTATGAGCGGGAAACTGTAAAGATTTGCTACTATAACCGGACATGGGAGCGCTTTACGTTTGAGTCGGTATTACAAAAATTAAACAATAACAATAAAACATTATCAGAAAAAGAAAATAAAATTTTTAAAAATAAAATAAAAAAGTTTTCTGATCGTTTATATTAATATAAGTTTATATAAAAAGGAGGTAAAAAAATATGAAACTACAAAAATACAAAAACTATACAGTCGATTACCGGCTGAAGCAATTCAGACGGGTTAGCTTTACTAAAAAAGGCTTTCCAGGAAAAATAGAATTCTTAAATTTTGATAGTGAAAAAGGTGATCGATTACTGGGCCAAATGATCAAAAAAAACTTAGTACCGGATAATATTTTATCAGAGCTTTTTTAATTATAAATTATTTTAATAATATGAAAAAAACAGAAATAAAAAAAATAATAAAAAAGGCAAAGAAATGGTGTTCTGATATAGAAAAAGACGGGTTAGATTTAGGCGGTTGTCCGCCACTAACCTATGAAGAGGAAGCATATTGGCTCATAAAGTCTTTTTTAACAATATTAAAAGTTTAATTTTAATAATATGAAAAACATTAAAAAAAGATTGGAAGAAATAAGACGGGCGATCAAAAATGAGAATATAAGCTATTTGGAATTGGCAGAATTGCAATCGTTAAAAAGATATATTGATAAAAAGGATGTTTTGTTAAGAGAGTGGGCGGGGTGCAGAGAATAAATCATCAATTAATAATAGTTATGATCAGGATATTAAAAAGATTATTCCGGAAAACGTCAATATGGGAAAAGCCGAAATATATTGACAGTAATAAATTAGCAAAGGCAATAAGCCGAAAGATACGCTCACTATTATAATAGTTATAAAAGTTCAATATTAATATGACACTCATTAATGGAACAATAATTTCCGATTTAACTAAAAACTATATAACGATAAGAAAAAACCTTGAAAAAGTCTGTGATCT